CAGAAACACATAATTGGCATACGACTTACGTACCCATATGGCAGAAGGATGGTTGATATGAGTTGCCTTGTATAGTTTACTTTCACGACCATCAGGAAGAACCCACCGGCGCATCATACGACCAGAAGCAGACTTGCCTGTAGATTCGGTACCGTCAATCACCCGGTGCGCTGTGGACAAGAGTTGGCTATATTCCAAGACCATTTTAATCAGGTGCTTATCCGCATGTTGTTGTGCACAAATTACTGGATCGGGGTGTAGATAAAAGATATTCATTTTTCAACTCCAAAATGTTTTTCAATTTCATTTGAATAATCAGCAATAGCAGTCAATAAAAAGACCTGTTTTTGTTCAGAATGATTATTGATATAATGCTTCATTAAAACATTACCTTTTTCAATACACTCCCGAACAATCAACTCGGCGAATTTTTCCATATGATGGTCAAGAAAATTTTTATCGTCTGCTTCGTCAAATGCCATACAATAAGCCTTGGTGTACAGTTCTTTAATTCGTTCGTTCATAGTTTCACCTTAACTCGTTCAACATCAGTCCAACTTTTCAATATAGTAGGATGACCATATTGGTTGTGTTCATATACTTGAACCTGTAGTCCAACTTTCACAACATTTTCTGGAATGTCTGAATAATATTCAGCCACACGGAACTCATATGATACAGGTTTTGAAATTGAGATACTATATGTCGGAAGGTTAAAAGTTATTTGGTTAGAACTGCCAGTTGGATATGATGGTGCTGGCGTACTTGAGGTAATACTAGCGTATTCTGTATTCAATGTAATCATAATTTATTCATAAAAAATGTTAGACCATTGCTTGAGTTTAGCAATTTTGTTGTCTGCTGCAATACTTACTTGTTCACTTCCTACCAGATTAAACTGAATGCATAGGTCAATCATTGCTTGCAGGTCACCTAGTTCTTCTGCTAGATGCTCTCGATTGGTCTTAGGTTTACCAGGTTTAAAGTTGTCTATACCAAATCGGTTAATCTTACTGATAGCAACAATTACCTCTGCACATTCTTCTTGCGTAATGTCGAGGATTTCTTTCTCTTTTGAATTCATATATCACCAGTGTCGGATTACTCCGGCTATAATAAAAAGGTTTGTAGTGATATAGGATAACACAATTACAGTACGAATGCAAGCAATTTTATTGGATTCATCATCAGTTTTGCCACTTTTTTCGCCTAGTGCCTTGGCCCACAGTCTCCAGGTATTACGCATATCAACTCAACAGATAACGGATTAATCCAAAGGCGTCAATTGTGACAAGGAAAGAATAGTTGAGCATCAGACCAAATGATCCACGGGTCCATGCACAGTAGAGGGTAGAACAACATCCGGCAATGAAAACGCTATACAAAGGTACAACTGGGATGTTAGGGATTGTAATTGCAAAGATGATTGAGGTAACAATACTACAGGTCCAAGAAAAGCATTCTAAAAAGAATCTAAACTTATTGGACCTGTAGTCCTCAATGATATAATTTTGCGTATCTTTCAAAAACTTCATAATATACTTTAACTTTTAGTTCCAAACTCTGAAGTTTTCCAGTGCGTTTGGTGATTTCTTGTTGTGTTTTCTTGGCCAGATAGTGTTCTTATCTTCTTCTGGACGCCAATCTGTTGGTACAAATGGCACAGGTCCAAGATATGGCATAGCATGTTCAAGAATAACTTTGTGATCCATTGCTTCAGGTTCTGTGTAACCCTTGCGTGGATTTTGAATAGCCCACATCATTGTGCCCAATAGATTTGCAACAACTTGTAGTGATGTAGCATTTTCACCAGGAATCAAACGGCGTGCTTCTTTAATGTCCAATTGAGAACCATGCCAGTAAGACTTACCAGACTTAGTAATCAATAAAACACCTAGTTCATCCATACCAGCAATGATTTCGTCTTTGACAATACGTTCTTTGGTTTGTTTGTCCAGTTCACGACCACGTAATTCGTGGATAGATGCTAATGTACCATCAGTTGGTTGATAGCAATAGTAAACTGAAGGACGGAACTTACCATCAGCAGTCTCAAAGTATTGAGAGATGGTTACAGCCTCAGAGTGTTGAACCAAGAAACCATTGTATGGACCACCATTTGGAACCCAAGACTTAACTAGAACAGTAAGACCAGGTTGGTGTAAGAATGCAGCAGGTCCTTGAATTGTACCATTCTCAAGTTCTTTTGGTTCGTGTGTACCATAACCCATTTCAGACGGTGCACGACCCTCTGCCCATAGACCTTCGACAGACCATGTATTGACGAATTCATCTTTCATCTTTGGTTTGTCAATGATTTGTGTATCACGTTCTGCAACATGGACAACTTCGACACCTAGTTTCTTCATTAGTTGGGCCCAACCTTCTTTATCGGTTGGTTCTTCAACTTTACGACCAGTAGATTCAGCAATCTTCAATAGTGCAGACTTGGTTAAGTGTGTAACCAAACCTGGATTTGCACCAGAGGTTGCACAGATAGTTGGACCATTTGGATATTTTGCACCAATCTCACGCATGTGGTTGTGAGTATGGAACAATGTGCGTTCTTCCATCTTTGGAATCTTTTCGTCTTGCATATCACCCCAACGTTCATGTGAGGTGTTGATATACATTACATCATTCTGCAAGCACCATTCAATGATGGCATGTGCGGCAATGTTCAAAGATACGTCAATGATAAAAGAACCAGGTTCTGTATACTGTTTTAGTGTGGATTCTAAGTTATTCTTTAGAATCTCTTTCTTAACATACTTGACACCATTACCACCATTACGTTTACGGAAAAGAGCACCGTGATTGTCTTTCTCAATAACGGTAACTTTCTTTGGATCGTTTGTGATGTGTTTCAAAACCAATGGCAAAATGGCTTGACCGACTGATCCATAACCAATGATTAGAATCTTTTTGTCAAAATTTGCGTGGTTTTTGTCTTTTTTTGGTTTTGCTGCTTCTGTCAATGTCTCAGCAAAACTGGTAAAACTCTTTAATGGCATTGTAAACTCCGGATAATTGTCATTACCCGGTATTTATGTTTAACCCAAGTCTGCGGTAGTAGTCATGCTACTTTTTGGTGGACGGCCACGACCACGGGGCTGTTCCGCTTGTGGTGGCTGATTCATGTGTGGGTTTGGTGTAACTTCTGCGTCAGAAATAAACCGTGGATATGGTTCTTTTTCAACCTTTGGTAAGTTTTTGATACGTGCCGCAATATCTTCTTCCGATACAGTTTGCAATACGAATTGTTGGAACATAACATAGTTATCTTTGACTTTCATTGCAGTCTTACCACCAACAGCGGCAGAGTCAGCAAAGAATAAATGGCAACCGCCAGTGCGGAGTGGTGCAATTTCAATAACTGATTCAAGGTTGACAATAACCTTGCAGTTTTTTTCTTCAGATTCTACCTCGACAAAAATCGACATAATATTCTCCTAATAATTAATATGAATTGTTATTTAGTCGTTGCCACCCTTGGCGCCAATCAAGACACGTTCAACTGTTGACGCATGAATCTCGGCGTTAATCATACGTTGCTTGAATCGTGAACGTTCTTCGGTGGTTTCAAACTTCATCAAGGCCAACATGGTCTTGAGTTGCTTGGACATTTTGTAGGTTGCAAGTCTTTTAATCATAAGTTCCTTTAAAAGTAATGTTTAAAGTCGGAATACATTTTCCAACCTATCGCAAAAGAGATTATAACACCAAGAAGTTTAACTGTCAACCAGAAAAACTCTTGTGCCATTTCTTTATAGTATTGCATTTCCAACTCAATCATATCACGCTGTGCAAGAATCATTGGTTGGCATTCAGATTCGCCGCCAAGCATCATGATGGTCTTTTCATGTTCGGCCAATCGTTCTTTAGCAGACCAATAGTGAAAGATAGAAAGCATTATAGAAAACCCTGTTCGTTTTGTGGTGGTGATTTTGGTTCCGCATCCGAATGGCGGTACTCATAGATTGGTTCCTCGGGTACGGTGTAAGGGAATGTTACAGGAACTCTTGAATCACGGCAACCATAATATGATTTGAATGCATTGCCATCTTCATCTTTGTACCATTCCCAAAAGACTTTACCGTCAATGTTGTATGCT